AAGGAAGCCTTTGAGGCGTGGCTGGCAGCACATGCTGATCAGCCCTACGTTCGCAAAGAACTGGTGTTTGCCCAGGCGAAAACCAGCAGCGCCCAGGCGAAAGCGAATGAAAACGCTTCGGAGAAAACCGGTCTGGAAGGTCTGGATCAGAACAACCCGGCCCCGGGCGTTGAGAAGGCGGACAAAAAATAATGGCGATCGTTGTCTTTGATGTTGCCGCATTTCGTGAGCGTTATCCGGAGTTCGATGCCGTAAGTGAAACGCTGCTTAATGCGTACTTCACGGAGGCAACGATTTACCTGAATAACACGGACAGCAGCCCGGTAAAAGATATCTCTATCCGGGCTCTTTTCCTGAATATGCTGGTTGCGCACATTGCTGCGCTGAATTCAGGCGTAAACGGCGAAAAGGCTTCTGGTCTGGTTGGTCGTGTGGCAAGCGCATCGGAGGGTTCAGTGTCAGTATCAGCTGACGCAGGACCCTCAAGCGAAAGCTCCTGGTGGTATAAGCAGACCACTTACGGTTCAGCTTACTGGGAGGCTACTAAGCCTTACAGAACCGGGTTTTATGTCCCTGGCTCATCCCCTTCTATGTACCCGGGGCATTACAACCGCCGTTCATTCATCCGGAGGTAGCTATGGATGGAATGTCAGGCGGCGACAAGCTGATGGAGCACCTGAAGTCGATCGCAAAGGGGCTGTCCTCTGGCGATGATTTAAAGGTGGGTTTCCTTGAGGGGGCTAAGTACCCCGACGGGACGGCGGTAGCGCTTGTGGCGGCCACCAACGAATTCGGCGGTACGGTAAAAATCCCGGCGCATACCCGGGATTTGAACTTTTACGTTCGCCGCGACGGCGTTTCGCGCTTCGCAAAGCCATCGAAGGCCAATTTCGCGCAGTCAGTAATGATACCCGAGCATATCGTAACGATCCCATCCCGACCGTACTTCAGGAAGACCATTTCCGAACATGGGCCGGAGTGGGGCGGGGAACTTGGGAAACTCATGAAGGCCAACGATTTTGACGCCAGAAAAAGCCTGGCTCTGATGGGGGAGCGGATTAAGGAGCAGATTCAGTCGTCAATCATCGCCTTTTCTGAACCGCCGAACGCAAAAAGCACGGTCGACAAAAAAGGGTTTAATGACCCGTTAATCGACTCCGCTCACATGCTGAACTCGGTAGACTACGAGGTGAAAGAGTGAATCTTCATTCCATAGTGCGCAGCGCCATTAGCGCGGTCAATCCTCGCGTCGAAGCGCAAATTTATCGCTCATCCGGGCCTGTCAAAAACCCAGATTATTCGACCTCGCCTGGTTTCGATCCGCCAGTGACTATGATGGTGCAGAAGCAGGCGTTAAGTCAGGAAGATATCAGGCACGTGGATAACATGAATATCCAGGGTGTACTGGTCAGCATCTGGACGGATGGCAACTGGTGCGGGATTAACAGGGATCGGCAGCAGGGTGGGGATAAGTTCGTTATCGGCAATGAAACATGGCTGGTTGTGGCTGTTCCTGAAGTCTGGCCGGACTGGACGAGGGTTATCGCATGTCAACAATTGATGTAGGCCTGCAGGTCACTGAAAGTGATCTGTTTAAGGCGGCCGGCGATTTCCTTTCAGCTCTTTTCCCGGACGCAGAAGTCACGCAGACACAGCAAAACCAAACCCCAATGCCGAAAGGCGGTTTCATTACCATGACGCCGCTTTTTTTGACTGACCTCTCAACCAGTGCTGTTGATTACGAGTATGACGGCGTCAGTGATTACGGGCGGGCAGAACTTCGCCGCATTGATGAATGGCAGTGTCAGCTCGATTTCTACGGAGATCATGCGCAAAACAATGCCACCATCTTTTCGCGCATCGCACGCTCTGAATTCGCATGCACCTGGTTCAGGGAAAATGCGAATGTCCTGGTGCCTCTTTATTCCGGCCCCCCGCGGCAAACATCGATGATCAACGGCGAGAAACAGTGGGAATCCCGCTGGACGCTTGAATTCCACGCAAACCCGCTGATTGTCGTCAGCATTCCTCAGCAGTTTATGACAGGCGCAAATGTGATATCGCAGCCGGTCGACGTGAGATTTCCTCCGGAGAAATAATAAATGGCAATTTCGCTATCAAAAATCGCCCAGATGCTTCCCGGCGTACTGAAGGCGACAGGGACGGCTATTGATCTCAATGGCCTGTTCCTGACCGACAGCGCATACGCGCCGGTTGGTGCAGTACCCTCATTTGCCAGTGCGGATGAGGTAAAGGCGTACTTCGGCAGCGCGTCGATTGAGTACACCGCCGCGGTGTTGTATTTCGCCGCTTTCAACGGCAAAACGCAGATGCCCGGCAAGCTGTATTTTAGCCGATTCAATACTGCGGCAGTGGCTGCATTCCTTCGTTCCGGATCGCACGCCGCGACCACGCTGGCACAGCTTAAGTTGCTGAGCGGCACGCTGACTCTGACCGTCGACGGCACGGAGGAGACTTCCGCGGCTATCAACCTAAGCAGCGCCACCAGTTTCGATAATGCGGCTGAGCTGATTGAAACCGGTATTGGTTCCTCGGTTGTAGTGACCTGGGATAGCGTGCTGAAGAAATTCATCATCACCTCTGCCACCACTGGTGTGGATAGCTCCATTACCTTTGCCGATGAAGGTACGCTGGCCACAGGTCTTAAACTGACCGAAGCGACCGGCGCGGTGATTTCCCAGGGTGCGGCGCCGGCAGTGGTTGACGATATCTTTACTGCCATTCTGGCCAAAGAGCAGGACTGGGTAACATTCTCCACGACGTTCGCTGTCACCAAAGACCAGGCTAATGCGTTTGCGCTCTGGACAAACAGTCAGAACCACCGCTTTGCCTATGTCCCCTGGGATGCATCAGGAACGGCAATCGTGGCGGGCAGCTCGAATGCACTGGTGTACGACATCATCAACACCTACGCCTATAACGACACCTGCCCGGTGTATGGCTACCCGAACCACGCTGCAAACGCGATGGGGTTTGTGGCCGCGCTGAACTTCACTCAAGCCAATGGGCGCTGTTCGCTGAATGGCCGTCAGGTGTCCGGCCTGTTGCCGATGATCAGTAACGATACTGATTACGAGGCTGCCAAGGCCAACGGCTATAACTTCTACGGCAACTATGCCTCGAATGCGGTCGATACCAACCAGTGGGCACCCGGATCTATTACCGGTGATTATGCCTGGCTTGACGCCTGGGCGGGTCAGGTATGGGTGAATGCTCAGCTGCAGGCGGCTCTTGTTGCGCTGTTCCAGCAGGCGAGCAATCTGCCCTTCGCGGCTGCCGGAAAAGCTCGCATTGAGTCGTGCATGAAGCCGACCATTGAGCAATTCAGGACGTGGGGCGGCATGACGGCGGGCACTGATCTTGACCAGTCGCAGATCGACCAGATTAATGCCATCACTGGCGTTGATGTTACGGATTCGCTTCTGGCTGAAGGGTATTACGTCTATATCGGCCCGTTTACCCCAGCAATGCGCGCCGCGCGTACCAAGCCAACGGTTTACTTCTGGTACACCGACGGCGGGATCATCCAGGGTATCACCGTTAACAGCGTGGAGGTGCAGTAATGCCCGGTCAAAATATTACGGCGGCTGACGCCATCATCGAGCTGGTAATCGCTGAGCTCTACCCATCCGGTTTTAACCTGGAACAGTTCGAAGCGCAAAACATCTTCGAAATGGGTGATACCGACACGGCAGAGTACCAGCGTACTGCTGACGGGAAACTGCTGGGTGGTTTTGTTTATGGTGATCTGCCGTGGACTTTCCATCTGGCGGCATCATCCCCGTCGATTAAGTACATCGACAACTGGCAAACCACGCAGATGACCACGCGGTCTGTGCTGCGTGTTAATGGGACGGTGATCCTGCCATCGCTGGGTAAAAAGTACATCATGACCAACGGTATCCTGCAGCGCGCGCGCCGTATGCCGTCTGCTGGCCGCGTTCTTCAGCCGGTGACTGGACTCATCCAGTGGGAAACTGTCACCCCGGCAGAGTACTCAGCGTAAACAATCAGCCCGGCTAAGTCCGGGCTTTTTTATTCCTGCAATTCCCCGCGCTTCACACGCGCACGTTATAATCCCGGAACCTTACAGAAAGCGAACCTGAGAACTGCCGTTAGTGCCGGCGGGCCTTCTGGGGCGGCTTTTCTGTGTGACAGGTTCGCTTTCTTAAGGTAACTCGCATGAAATATCCAACCGTATCAGTAAACGGCGTATCCGTTCGTGTAGATGGCGAGGGGCGCTACAATCTCAACGATCTACATGCAGCGGCTGTGGCGGAAGGCAAAGCCACCGAATCACAGCGGCCTGGTGAATTCCTTAAAACAAAGCAAGTAAGAAGGTTTGTACAGGCCCTGAGCGATGCGAAGAAAATCGCATCGGTATTAACCATCAAAGGTGGACCGCTCCAGGGGTCATGGGGACTCGAACTAATTGCCATCCGTTATGCTGCGTGGCTTAATCCATTATTCGAGATTAAGGTATACGAGACATTCCAGATGCTGATCCGTAATGGCTTTGATGCTATGGCTCGCTTAAATAAGATTGACCATGTGATAAACGCCGAAACCAAGGAAGTGAGTCAGTGCGCAAGCCGTATGGGCAAATGGGGGTCTGGTGGTCGTAAACGCCTACTCCTGGCAGCCCGCGCCCGTGTGGTTGATGAGGTTCAAATGTACCTGCCAGGCTTTGAGGCGTGAACCTCCTAAAGTCACCATTACAGATAGCCCACTACGGTGGGCTTTTTTATTGCCAGATAACTCATTCAGGAAACAAAAATGGCTCGTAAAAGCATCGTATTTACGGTTGAGGCAGATAACCGTGACAAGGGTAAGCAGTTCAAAATCACCGAAATGCCGGCGAGAAAGGCCGAAGAGTGGGCGATCCGCCTGGCGTGCGCTGTGATTGGCGCCGGGGTTACCGTTCCCGACAATATGATGGCGGCCATCGGTGCCGCGGTGGCTCCGGCCCCGGCCGAGGATAATGCAGAAGCACGCGAGCTGTACGAAAGCGTGATGGCCAGCGGTATGGCCGGTCTCGCTCAATGGGGTATCACTTCACTGGCTAAAGTCCCGTTCGCACAGTCGAAGCCTCTGCTTGATGAGTTGCTTGGCTGTGTGAAATTCCTCGGCGGTAACGGTATCGAAACAGCGCTTGTTGACGAAGGGCAGATCGAAGAAATCAGCACCTGGTCGCGCCTGAAAATCGAAGCCTTCAAACTCCATATCGCTTTTGTTGCAGCCACCGCAAGTTAGAAATACCCCTATCCGTCCCGGAAGATTCAGATCGCGGCTTCATACAGTACGAGAACGTACCGCGCACTATTGCCGCGGTAATCTCCGGGAAGATGGCAAAACTCCACGAACTGGACACGGTGTACAGCGTTCAGGATATGTGGTGGCTGATTGAAATAATGACCGTGGATAACACCAACAGAGCCATAGCGGAGAGTGATCATGGCAGCAACGGTAATTGACGCCCTCCTGGTTACGCTGGGCCTTGATACTTCTCAGTTCCGCAAAGGTCAGCAGGAAGTCAGTGACGACCTGAAAAAGCAGCGCGAAGACGCCAAAAACACCGCCAAAGAAATGGCAGAGCAGGGCAAGAAAGCCGCTTCGTTCTTCAGCAGCATAAAGACGGAATTGCTGGCACTGACTGGCGTTACCGTCACTGCCGGCGGCCTGATAAGCTTTGTGAAAAGCACCACTTCCGGCCTGATGGATTTGTCGATCCAGTCGAAAGCGCTGGGGCTATCGGCCCGTGAGCTTGACGGTTGGTCAAAGTCAGCAGAGGCAGCAGGAAGTTCAGCTGAGAAGATAAGCGCTTCTCTGCAGGGATTCCAGGGCGCCATACAGGGTGCCAGGGTCGGCGATTACAGTAGCTCTATTTTTGGTGGTCTGGCGCAATTAAATGCGCTGACGGGCCAGAATTTTGACGTGTGGGGACAGGATGCCAGTTCCCTGGCCAAAACATCCCTTGATGCGCTACGGAAAATCAGCGATCCAAACCTTCGTCGGCAGGTCGGGTTAAGTCTTGGATTTGATGATGCAACCTTGCAGCGTAATCAGGAAGGTAAATTCCTGCCTGATGTTGATCGCCTGACTAAAAGCTCCGGCATTACAGATGCCTCAACCAAAGGTGCAAAGGAATTTACAGCCGCATGGGCGGAGCTGGGGCAAAACCTCGACACGGTAAAAAACCAGATTTACGTGGGTTTGATACCAACTATTCGCGATCTGAATGGTCTCCTTATTGAGTGGTCGTCTGGTAACGCAAAATCCTCTTCATTCTTCAAAGAGCTGAAGCAGGACATTAACGACATTACTGGTATTGACCTTGGTAGCTGGACGCTATCAGGCGATCTGCGCAACCTCAAAGATAACTTTTCCATGCTCGGAAAAGTGCTAAACCACCTGGGTAACGCTTTAAACGAGCTCAATAACGGCAACTTCTCCAAGGCTGCCGATGAGTTTAAAAAGGCGTGGTACGGCACTGAAGACGGAAAGCCTACCGGTAATGATGCGCTGCCCGGAGTGACCAAGGCAGCCGAGCAGGCGCTGAAGAAAAACGGCGGCACACTGGATTTTAAACCTGATCAGGACTCTGCGTATCTAAGCCCGCAGCAGCAGGCAACGCAGAAAATGCTGGATGCAGTTAAGTTTCAGCCGCTTCCTGAACAGCGCAGGCAGCAGCAGGATGAGAGAGACTACTGGGAAAGCACCAAAAATCTCCTTTCAAAAATCGCTGATGCCCTGATCTCTCCAGCGGGCGCAGCAACAATGCAGCCTGACACCTCGGGATACCAGCCAAACGTGCCGCTTAACGCGCAAGCCGCGCGTCTTGGCGCTAAAGGAAAGGCTTTTCTTCAGGCAATGGCTGGCGAGTTTGGGGCGCTGGAAGGTAAGTATGGCCTTCCTGGCGGGCTGCTTTCTTCGTTATCAGCCGCTGAATCTGGTGGCGACCCATACGCAGTATCACCCAAAGGAGCAAAAGGACCATTCCAGTTTATGGATGGAACGGCCAGAGACTTGGGCTTGAAGGGGATGGATGTATATGACCCGCACAGGTCAGCCGATGCCGCTGCAAGATACCTGCGCTATCTGCTGGACGCCACAGGCGGGGATCTGGAAAAAACCCTTGCTTCCTATAACTGGGGTCTCGGAAACGTCCAGAAGAAAGGCATGGATAACCTGCCGTCGGAAACTCGTAATTACGTCCCTAAAGTCATGGCCGGAATGCGCCCTGGCGCCGGGATGGCCGTAGACCGCGCAATGCCCGGGCAGTCCGGTGCGACCTATCAGTTTTATGGCACCAAAATCACCACCCAGGCCCAGAACGTGGAACAGCTTACCAGCGACATCAAAAAGCACGGCGACAACCGTGTCATGCTTTTGGCTGGTTACTCAGGACAATAACTCATGTCGTTTTCTCTGAATGTCTCGACAGTGCTATCCGCCATTCAGGGAGGAAGCCTGTTATCAGTCCTTAACAGCGCCCTGTCGCCAACTTATCGGATCACCTATAACACCGTTGACGAGTCGCTTTTGACGGCTGCAGCCGGGCAGGAGGTTTTCTCCCCGTCCGGCTGGGTTAGTGTTGATCGCTACGGTGACGCAGCGGTGACTAAGGGGCCGGTAGAAAAGGGGCGGTACACGTCCTACAACAAAGTGAAACAGCCGTCTGAACTCAGGATCATTTTTGCCCTTGAAGGGTGGACAGCTTTTTCCGGGTCACTGCCTAACCTGACCAACTTCTCTCTGCTGAGCCGGAACAATTTCATTCAGAAACTGGATGAGATGAAAAACACGGCCAGCACCTACAACATCGAGACGCCGGACACGGTGTATTACAGCTACGATCTGACCCACTTCGATTATTTTGTGGGGTCATATCGCGGGCAGACGTTGTTGATGGCGAACTGCACTTTCGAGGAGATCATGGACGGCGGGGAGGTCATGCTTTCAAATGCTGTGATTGAAGGGCCGCCGACCAGCAACGCGAAAACCAATAATGGCGCCGCAGCATCAACGCAGGTGATCACCGGGGCAACGAAAGAGGTGACATTGAGCGATGTTAAGAATGCCTGGTCAAGTGCAGATACAACCTTATTAGACGCTCTCCAGACGACCGGGGAGGGGATTGTATCTAACGTTAACTCGGCGGCCGATTCGGTCTCTAAGGCGTGGGACAGCTCTTCTACTGCGGTTTCTAAGCAGATAAAAAGCACCGTCTCCGACTTTCTGGAAAAGGTGATGTGACATGCAGGAAATTAGCTTATCACCGTCACTATCCCAAAAGGTGTATGTCACGCTTGGCGGCCAGAACTGCGCTATCAAGTTGCATCAGCGCTCTACCGGGTTTTACGCCGATCTGTATGTCGATGACAAGCCGATATTTCAGGGCGTTCTCTGCCTGAACTGCGTTTACCTGGTGCGGTATAAATATCTGGGGTTCAGTGGCGATCTGGTTTTCGTTGACTCGAAAGGTACAGCCGATCCTTATTACGACGAAATTGGCACCAGATTCAAGCTGTATTATGCGACGAGCAGCGAGGTCGGCAGATGAGTTACAAGGAGAGAGAGCTTACCGTATCGTTCACGCTGGCTAACGGCACGTTTGACGGTGGTATCGGAAATACCCTGATAGTTAAAGGGTTCAAATGCGAGGCGGCTATATCTGCCTTTGGCGGCGCTACTGGCACGATGATGGAGCTAAGTCTGTGGGGGTTGTCGCTGGAGAACATGGCCAAGCTGACGACCAACGCGCAAAAAATAATCGCTGCTGAGCAAAACGCTATCGTCGTTTATGCCGGTGATACCCGTGTTTTTTCCGGGTCGATAACATCTGCCAGGATTAACCTGAACCAGATGCCTGATGCACCGATAGAGATAACCGCAGCGGCGGCTGGAAGGGAGCGCCTGATCCCATGTGAGCCTACATCCATTCGTGGCGATGCGGATGTGGCTGACATGATTCGCGCCCTTGCCTTTAAAGTTGGGCTGAAATTCATCAATGTTGACGTCAAGAGTACCGAGCGAAACCCGGTATACAAAGGCAATGCGATAAAGCAGATCATTGAAATAGCAGCTGCGCATAAAATAACGGTAAATATTGATTTTGGCACCGTCACTATTTATACCGGGAAGAAACCCTCTGATTCTGTCGTTCCATATGTTTCTCCATCAAAAGGGCTTATTGGGTATCCGATCTTTTATGACATGGGGATTAACTTTCGCTGCATTTACTCCCCGACTCTGAAACTGAACACCAAAATCATCCTTGAGACTGACCTGCCACACGCAAGCGGGGAATGGATTATTCAGGCAGGAACCACTCATTACCTTTCCTGTAAAGTTCCCGGTGGTCTGTGGGAAACGTTCGTTGTGGCCGCGCCGGGATATCTTGTAAAAGGGAACGAAAATGCTAACTAACCAGACTCCTGAGAGCGTGTCATCGCAGGGTAACGCCATATTATCGCTGCTACATTCAGCGCTGAAGGGAATGACGTTTGTCGATGTTGTTCTGGTTAGAGAGGTTGAAGGCGATGTGTTGACCGTTCTCCCCCTGGTCAATGATGTAGACGTTTCTGGACGGGCCATTGCCAACCAGGACGTTTACCAGATCCCATACCTCAGACTTCAGGCGGGAAACAGCGCGGTAAAAATGGAGCCAAGGCCAGGAGATATTGGTCTGGTTGTGGTTTGCGACAAGGACACGACGAACGCTAGGGAAACCAGAGCGGAAGGCCCGGCGCCAACGCAGCGCCGGCACTCGTATTCCGATGCGATATACATAACCGCAATAGCCAGCATGAATGGCGAGCCGACTGAATTCGCAGAATTTACCGGGAGTGGCATAAACATAAAGAGCCCCGGTGTTATTAACATCAATGGCTTGAAAGTCCATCCGAGCGGACAGCTTGAGCTTGTCGATGGTTCTATCGTTGATGGACACTCTCATGGCGGAGTACAATTCGGAGGAGACAGAACCGATCCTCTGGAGCCGTGATGAAAAAATTAATAGTCATTTCAGCATTTATTCTTTTTGCCTTATCTACGCCAGCCATATCAAAGCAGATAACATCTCATTTAAAAATGGTTGATGGTTATTTTAATGGAATCCTAACGGCAAATGATGACGAGCCGATATGGTTTGGTATCTTGGAGTTTGACTTTTTAGGCAGTCAGCACCTAACCTGCAGAATGGACTCAATGCACACCTCTGGAGATGCTCCAGACAGGATGTCGTCAGTAAACTACCGTTGCCAAAATGGGTTTTCTGTCCAGCTATCAAAAAATGAAAATGATAGGTATGCTATTTTAAACCTTCAAAACATCAACTTTGAAAGCGGAGAGGAAAGCCAGTTAGGTAGTTACAAGGTCACCTCATCAATTCCTTTAACTATGATTGAAAATAATAAATATAATGATGATTTGTTTAATAAGAGGAATGCCGATAGGGAGCAGTGGGTAAAGGAAAATACTGTTGACGTTTTTTCCGCATGCGACATTATCATGTCATCGCACCTTCTGGCTTATCAAATGGTTAATGCTGGAACACAAAATAACAGCGCAGGCAGGAATGAAATAAGGGATGCGCTGTCAAAACTTTACCCAAAAAATGCGGATGAAATGGTGCAATCATTTATAAGCTTTCACTCTGGCGACAAAGAGCCTTTTGGAATGCCGCTTACATTTGGAGTCAAGGGGCGCATGATTAAAATGTGCACGGATCAGCCGGGTGATTACATACCTGAGTTTGGCTCGCTGGTCATGTCAGGTAAAATATTCAGATAAAAATTTATTATTTATAAACCACTGCAATTAAATAATAGACCTCGCTTCGGCGGGGTTTTTTTATGGGCGAAATCCATGAAAACAATCTCTCTCAAACTCGATCCCGACACCTGGGACCTTGTCCTTGATGAGCTGGGTAATATCGCCACGGTAGAAAACCCCTACGCCTGCGCTCAGGACGTAGCGACGGCATGCCTGGCTATACGCGGCGAATGCATTTACGAAAAAGACACCGGCGTTAATTACAAAGAGCTGCTGAACGTTAAGGCCAGTACTGGCGCCATGGCGGCCGCGCTTCAGGTTGAAGCGTTGCGGATGAGCTATATCGCGCGCGCTGAGCCGACGCTGATTAACAACCGCGATACGCGCCGCACTACCGGCGTTATTGCGATCGTGGATACAAACGGCCTGGATTCCAGCGTCACCCTGTGAGGAAAAAATGACGACAATCTCTACGGCGGTACCGGCCGTGACCTTTTCCACTACTGGCCTTGATGTTCCAGATGAGGGAGACATTCTTGCCGGGCGCATAGCAGATATTGGTTCTGCATTCGGGACGGCGATGAGCACGAACCTCAAGACGCCGCAGGGGCAACTGGCTGTCACTGATACTGCAATCATCGCAGACAAGAACGATCAGCTTCTGGCTATCGTCAACAACATGAACCCGGACTTTTCCTCCGGCAGATTTCAGGATGGCATCGGCAGGATTTACTTCCTCGATCGCATTGCTGCTGCGGGTACGGTTGTAACGGCCACATGCTCCGGCGTACCGGGAACGGTGATCCCGGCACAGTCCTATGCAACCGACGATAACGGTTATATGTACGTGTCACTGGCGGCCGGAACGATAGGTGCAGACGGGACGGTAAAGATCGAGTTCCAGAACCTGACTACCGGGCCGATAGCTTGCCCCATCGGTACGCTGACAAACATCTATGTCGCGGTAAGTGGCTGGTCGAGTATCACCAACGAGACCGCGGGTGTGCCGGGCTCGAATGTTGAAGGGCGATCTGCATTTGAGTATCGCCGTCGCCAGTCAGTGGCACGTAACGCCTTCAACACGGCAGCGGCTGTGCGGGCTGCTGTCCTGGAAGTCGACGGGGTGCTTGATGTTTATGTGATCGACAACAAAGAGCCGACTTCCGTCGAGAAAGGTTCCACGAATTACACGCTGCTGGCCAGCTCGATTTATATCGGGGTTTATGGCGGAGCAGTGGCTGACATTGCAGCGGCCATCAATAAAAAACTTCCCCCGGGCACCGTTATGAACGGTGACACCAACGGGACCGTGCAGGATACCGAAAATTATGACGCCCCTTATCCGGAGTACACCTACAGGTGGAAAACGCTGGATGCGGTGAGCGTTCATATCAAGGTGGAATACGAAGAGAATGATGGCCTTCCGTCAGATATCAACGCGCAGATCAGAGCGGTCGTCCTTAATTCCTTCACCGGCGCAGATGGCGGTACCCGGGCGCGTGCCGGCGCGCGAATTTATGGCAGCCGCTATATCGGACCCATTCAGGCGCTTGATGCACAGAACATGAACGTGCTTTCGGCCCAGATCTCTCTGGACGGAACCACCTGGTCTAGTGCGCTGACCATGGGCATTGATCAGGAACCGACTCTGGATGCGACAAACATCATAACGGAGGCGGTAAGTGAATAATGTCGACTGGACGATCTACGCGCAGTACGTGAACTCAACCAGCCTGCGGTCACTGATTGACACCTTTAACGCTTCTGTAGCGCCAGAGGACTGGATAGACACGTTCTATGACCTCGTATTCAACATCGAGACCTGCGGCGATTACGGGCTGATGTGCTGGGGTAAAATCGTTGATGTAGAGCGTTTGCTGACCGTGACGCCATCCCAGCAGTTTCTGGGCTTTGGCGAAGCGACCAGCACTCCGGCAGAACTCACCGATCCGCAACCCTTTAACCAGGCACCTTTCTATACCGGTGTACAGGACACAAACACTGTCGTCCTGACCAATGACGCATACCGCAAGCTGATCATGTGCAAAGCGATGGCTAACATCAGCGACTGCACCGTGCCGGTCATGAATCGCATGCTGATGTACATGTTCGGCTCCAGCGGGCGAGCTTACGTGCGTGACGATGGTAACCATGTCATGAGCTACGTATTCGAGTTTCAACTTTCCGAATCTGAGCTGGCCATAGTGCAAAGCTCCGGCGCGCTTCCTTCCCCGCCTGGGGTAAAAGTAAACATCGTTCAGGAGGTCTGAATTGAACAATTCAGCCATGCCGTCACGTCTGACGGTTGTTTTTTCTGCGAGTGGCGACAAAAACACGATCCCGGTCAATTCCACCTCTGAAACGTTGGCTGATGGCCTTGCGGCGATGGACTCAGGATTTCCTCCGCTGACCCGCATCGCTCTATCTGCTGGCGGTAAGCCGCCAAAAGGGCAGGATTTTAATGGGATTTTTAATGATGCCTATACTCGACTTCAATGGGAGCAAGCCGGAGGTTTCTATACATTCGACTCTGCATTTTCGGCAGCTATCGGTGGATACCCAAAAGGCGCGATTCTTATCAATTCAGCCAGGGATGGATTCTGGCAAAGCACTATCGAAAATAACACGACAAATCCTGATGCTGGCGGTATTGGATGGATTAATTATTCATCCGGACGACTCCTGAACGTGCAGACATTTTTATCATCCGGCACCTATACGCCAACCCCTGGCACTAAGTCGGCTGTTGTTGAAATGGTTGGCGGTGGCGGTGGGAGCGACGCCGCCCCAGCCACTGGAGCGGGGCAGGTATCAATAGTTTCAGGTGGTGGGGCCGGGTCATATGCTAAGGGTAGATTTTCAATAAATTTCACCAGCATTAGCATCGTTGTTGGCGCTGGCGGGCAGGGAGGCACCGCAGCATCTCCGGTTGGCTCTGTTGGTGGTTCAAGCTCATTTGGATCGCTAATGGTTGCGCCTGGCGGAACAAGAGGGCCGTCTGCCGGACCAGCAAATCCACCTTTTCTACCTCAGGGTAATGTCGCATCAAGCGCTCCTTCCGGTGCCAATATCATAGGCTCTCCAGGAGCCCCATCTACACCTGCATACGCTAACGCAACCCAGTCATTCCTCGGATCACCTGGGGCAAGTAGCGTTTTTGGAGGCGGGGGATGGGTGCCATCATTTGGAGATCCGGCTATTGATGGACAGGCATATGGTTCAGGCGCATCTGGTTCTTCACAAGGACCATCCTCTCCGGCAGTGAATGGCGCCCGGGGGAAAGAAGGCATCGTGATAATTTATGAATATTCATGAGAATAAAAAATGACAATCACCGAAACGCAAAAAACTGCTCAATTAGCAGCAGATGCCGCCGTTAGTGCCGCAGAAGCCAAACAATACATGCTGGAGGCTGAGCAAGGATATCAGGATACTAGTGCTGCCGCCCAGCAAGCCCAGGATGCAGCTGGATCAGCTCTTTTATCCAAGCAGAGCGCGGCTACATCAGAAGAAAATTCACTGCAATATGCAACAGAGGCGGGAGTTGCAAGAGATGAGGCTGTAACAGCAGCATCTAATGCCTCTGAATATGCACTGAACAAGTTCACATTCTATAAAACGCCGAGCGATCCTGATGGCACCATTGCAGGGCTGGCAGCAACTACTGATGGCCAGTCGTTCTGGGTAGCCCAGGGGCCGGATGCGCTTTCTGCTGCATGGCAGTATCAAAACAATGCTGGCGTGGCCGTGTTACAGGCCAAGCAACCAGGGACGGCAGCCATAACGGGAACTATCCGCGAATTTCCTACGCTCGCAGCCGCACAAGCCGACGCTGATGCTGGCAATATATCTGTTGGATCAACTGCGTATTATCGCAGCCCTGATGATTCCGCGCTGGCTATCGAGGTCATGAACGTTGGCGGGACGCTGACCACTACCGGCCGGACAATGGCATCAGGAGAACTCGTCGCTAAAATTGATAATCGCATTTCTGAATCTGAAGGCGAAAATATTGTTGAAATTCATGACAGTGAGAAAAACATTGTTGGTCTTCTTGATAAAGATGGTTATTTCTTTTTACCTTATTTGCCGGAATCCGTGCAGAATACAATCAATCGGTTGTTATCGCTGGTTTCGTCACGTAGTGGAAGTGATATTTTCAGATTAGGTGATGGCGAGAATGATACCTTCATACAGGATTGCGACGGTCGTGTATTCGTTCCGCTACTTAATTTGTCCATCCAGGATTATTTTAAGTATATTGAATCCTATGCTTCGTTAACTACCGGGGACGATATCCTGCGCTTTGGTGATGGCGAACATGACACACTCATTCAGGCAAATGACGGCCGCCTGTATCTACCTTTGCTGGCTGACTCAGTTCAGGATGAAATAAATAACCTGAAAAACAATCAAACGCCCGTATCATCGGTTGTTTCGATTGATATCCGTAATCAGGTAGATACAGCTGCTTATATTAATATTCCCGATGGTTATTATGCTGAGAAAATAAAATGGTTACGTGATAACGTAGCTATTCCAGATGCTACCGGGTACGCATATGTATTAACAGCTGACGATATGATGAAAAATATTACGCTTAGCATTGAGAGTTTATTGGGTGGAAATAGGGTATCAGATAAAACCACCGGACAGATTGGCGGGATAATGCTGGAGAGCACCGGTCCGGCTGGCTCAATTTATGAGGGGTACACTCTTTCTGCAGGTGACGATTTCAATACGCTGGATATTTTGAGCCCGGCGAATCCTAAGGGGCGTTGGTTTACTACCCGCACTTACCTCAACCCGCCGCGGGGATCTGATACGCAACTGGGCACAATGTACGACACTGACCCCGCGTTTACGGGCTTTAATGACTCGAACCGGGGCGTGCCGGTGGGTTTTGATAATATGCGCGTTGAGGATGGTGTTCTGAGGCTTCAGGCCCGTGCAGCTACTGCGAATGAAAAAACCCATCTGCAAGGCTCAAGGCATGACCTGGCGGCGATGGTGAGCTCTGTAGGCGCATTTTCATTTTTCGCCGGTCCCG